GCTCCGTCTGCGTTGGCACACCTTGCCACTCCGACGACCCTGATGGCTCCCTCGGTTCCGGCGGGGATGTCGTAGAGTGCGACTCCGATGATTTTCTGGGTGGATGCAGTCGCGGGTGCGACGGTTCCGTTCGAGTTGATCTGTACGGCCTGACCGCCGAGGATGTCGGCGGATGCGGTCTTGGTTACTTCCGTTCCGAAAGCCCCGTGCATGGTGTCGGGGATCAGGGGGAAGACTGTAATTGCTGCCATATCTATGTCTCCTGTTGTGCGCCTCAATAGAGAGCGGTCCTTCCGCTCCCATAGAGAGTCAGGGTCTGGCGCTCGGTGCCCTGGTCCTTGTCTGCGCCCATCTTGCCTTTAAGGCCAGCGGGTGCGCTGTACTGTGCGATGCTGTTCTGGATGCCTGCGAGTTTTTCGTCGAGGCCCTTGGAGAACTCCGCGAGCCTGTCGTCCAGCATCTTGGAGTAGGTGTCGATGGGAACTCCCCACGACCTCATACATCCCTCCAGCTGGCCGATGGCCCTGATGCGGTCCTCTCCCTCGGACTCCTTGATTGCCTCGATGAGCTCCTTGGTGTCCGGGATGATTGCCTCGACGAGTTTCTCGAGGATCTCCGCGAGGTCTCCGCCCTGGGGGACTTCGGTCTCGGTCTTCTCGACCTCAGTCTCCTCGGTTTTGGTTTCCTCGGTGGTCTTCTTCTCGTCGTCTGCCATATCTGATTCCTCCCTTCCGTAGGCGGGTATCCTGCACGTCTCGCACGCTCCGTCCTCCACGAGGGCGAGCCCCGTGAAGATGAGGTCGGTCACGGTACCGTCCGAGTCCATGACGACCATGCACTCGGCACTCACGTCCTTGATCCCGCCCTGCTCACGTGCCATCTGCACGAGCTCAGAGCAGGCTCTGGACATGTCGGTCCTGTTGTGTAGTAAGACGTCCGCGATGACCGCGCCGTCGGTTGGAGAGTAAGCGGGGCTGATGACTGCGCCGACCTTCTCGGTCACGCTGCGGGGTGCCCCTCCCGCATGTCTGGTCCAGACCGCATTATCGTCCCATGCGCCTGCGCACCTCTGGAGGACCTCCTCCGTGAAGCGGGTGGTTATGCCGTGCATGTCGGTCCAGGTTCCCACGGCCATGACTGTCACGCCGTGGATGAGCAGGGAGCCGTCCTCAGTCGTCTCGAACGAGCTGAGGGTCTCTTGCTGGTTGTAGTAGGTTTTCGAGTATCCGTCGTACTTGCTCATATCGTGATGGCCTCCTGGTCGGGGAAGTGGGGGATGCGGCAGCATCTGCAATTGGGGTGCCAGGGGAGAGCCATCGGCTCCTCGAGGCCGTAGACCTTGAGGGTGTAGCCGTTGCCCCCGGTCGCCTGTCTGACGCAATGCTCGCAGAGGCGGTCGTCATCCGTGGGGAAGGAGAGGTAGCCGTCGCACCCGGCCGCATCGTAGCGGGCCTTGGCGACCACGTCGCATATCCTCATCGTCTCGGTGCGGACGATGGTGCTGGCGTGCCTGACCTGATAATCCCCCGCCTCCTGGATGGCTCTCGCGGTCTGGTCCGCTCCCCATCCGTTCTGGTAGCCCTCGGCCACCAGGCGGGTCACGTCCTTCAGGAGATCCCCGCCGACCGAGCGGACGTTCTCGCGGATGTTCATGCGGAGCATCTCGACCTCCTCCCTCGGGATGTGGACGTTGCCGAGCTTGATCCCGGTGTGGAGGTTGTTGAGCACCCTGTCGCTGGTGCGGACGGTCGCCTCTTCGGTCTTGACCATCCAGTCGTCCGAGGCCTGTGCGAGGTCGTCGGAGAGGGATGCCCCGAGCCTGCGGAGGGTCTCCTCCCTCTCGGGACTGTCGCCGACCGCCACCTTCGCCATCGCCTCGGTGTAGGCACGGATGACCTCCCTCTGCCTGGCGATCTCCTCCCGCTCGATCTTGCGGGTGCCGGAGGGGTCTCTGCGGTTAACGGGACTCCTGCTCATCCTGAGCTCCTCCCGTGATTCCTGCGATGTGGTGCATGACGGCGTCCTTGAGCGAGTCCATCAGCTTGGACTGGTCGTACTCCCCGGCCTTGGGGTGCTTGCCCCAGAGCTCTGCCTGTTCCTCGACAGAGAGGAGGTATTCGGGATCTGTCGGGTCGAGGCTTGTGAGGATCTGGAGGAGCTGGGCCTTCTTGAGCTGTGCTTCCGGGTCGGGGTTGTTGAACATGAGCTGGACCGAACCCTTGGGTATCCCGAGGTCGGGGAGAACATAGATGTCGAGGTAGCGAGACTGCATCGTCTGGGCGATGATGTTCTGCTCCGCGGCGATGCGGTTGAAGTATTTGGCCTGCGTGACCTTGGCGGTGGCCTCGGAGTTGTCGGCGAGTCCTGCCATGGAGCGGGGGACCTGCATCGCCACGGCCACGGCCTGGAGTGCGGTCTCGGCGTAGGTCTGGACCTGTGTGACCCCCGCCTGGTTGAGCGTGTTGATCTTGGCACCGAGCGCGGTGCTGAGGACGGAGCCGGGAGCGAGGTCGGAGAGGTCGCCCTCCAGCGAGTCGGCGGGAGCCATGCCGTCGGTGTCCGTGAACTCGACGTCGTAGGTGGGGTATCCCATGCGGAGGATCATCTCCGCGTTGGCCTTGCGGATGTTCTCGTAGTCCACGATGGCGGTGTAGGCCTGCGCCAGCTCGCTCCTCCCGGTCCCGGGGGTGGCGGCGTTGGGGCGGAGTGCGAGGCTGATGACCTCGTGGGCGCCCCAGGTCGTGAGGGTGGTGTTGTTGCTACCCTTCTGGACGAAACCGTCCAGCCATCCGTCCTCGTCGGGGACGGGGAAGATGTTGTAAGAGCTGTGCGCCACGAGTGCGTGGCGGTTGCCGACGGTGCCGACCTCGGCGATGCCGAACCCGTACACCTTGGACTCCACGGCGAGCTTCTTGACCTCGGTCTCGAAGTTGACGGCCGTGAGGTACTCCCGGACCTTGGCGACCGCGTCGGGATCTTCCCCGATGACGGCCCATCCCTGAGCGAACAGGTCGTCCGTCTCGGTGTCGATGATGGAACCCGCCACGGTGGTCTCGTAGATCTCGTTGAACTCCTTGTGGGCCTCGGCCTCCTTCGTGATGTCGATGGTGTCCTTGCGGGAGGATGTGTCGGACTTGAGTCTGACGCGGATGGTGGCCCCCTTGATGCCCTTGGCGGGTTTCTCGTGCGCCGTTGGGATGGGCTTGGTAAAAAGGGCGGGCCACTTCATGATGGTTTATGGCCCAGAGGGTTTAAAAGCGGGATTAGGGTCTGCGGTTCCGCCATGCGTTTATGCCGAACATGGCGGCGATGATGACTACTGCGGCGATTCCGAGGTAGAGGAGGTCGTGGTTCTCCGGCTCGGGGACAGGCTCCTGCGGAGGGATCTCCGTCGATGCGCGGAGCATCAGGTCGTGAGTGACGAGCTTGTCCATCGGGTACTCGTACCCCGTGAGGATGTCCCTCCAATGGGGGGTCGTGGCCATCACGCCGTTGAGCGCGTGGCGGAGGTCCTTTCCCTCGGTCACGGTCAGCGTGGTCACGAGGGTGCCGTCCTCGCCGTACAGCCAGAGGACTGCGTGGGTTTCGGAGCTGACGGCCTCGGAGTCCCCGGCGGGGATGATGGCGAACCCCGCCAGGGAGATGAGCGACAATAAAACGATTATGGTCCTGCTTTTCATACTGTGCGGACCGTCATCTCGTGATTTATTGGTTGCGGATCCTGATGTCGACGTGGATGTTCTGGTTGTCGATGACATACTTGGGCGGGTCGAGACAGGCCACGATGAGCTGTTGATTGGTGGCGGAGGAAGAGTAGGAGATCCCTGCGGCCGCCGTGGTTATCGGAGAGACACTCTCCCAGCTTCCCGCGTTCACGGGGAACACACCCAGCAGGTGGCGGTATCCCGCCTCGTCTACGATGGTACGGAGATATGCCTGGTTGGTCTGTCCGATGAGCGTGCCGTCTGCGCGCATGAGTATTATCGAGTCCAGCTTGTAGAACGTCCTGTCCTCCCATATCTGGTTGGCATGAGATTTGTCCGGCTTGCCGAACACATACACCGTCTTGGGGAGGAGGGTGGCATCATTGGAGACCATACCCTCTACGAGGCCCATGCTGTTGGCCACTCCGCTCCTGTCCTGCGTGCGGATGTTGTCCAGCTTCACGGAGGTCTGGCCGTTCGAGAGGACCACCTCGGTGGGGATCGCCACGCCCTGGGCCTTGTACTCGGGGACATCCAGAGACACGGGCAGACCGCCCACGCCCGAGCCGGACAGGTCCCACAGACCGAGGCGGTAGCCCGCCAGGACGACGGTGCCCTCTATGGTGTTGGTGTGGAGCCTCCTGATGGCACCGCCTGCGCTGTGTGCCATCATGTCGTGCGTGCCGAGTGTGTTGTCCACCTGGATGGCGGACAGGGGGGTCTGGAGGGCCTCGATGAGCGAGTCATCCATCAGGCCGTCATCCGTCTCCAGAGCCAGCGGGAGGCCCGAGCTGGTGCTGTTCTCGGCGATGTAGGCCACCGTCCCCTTCTCCGCCGCCCAATGGGCCGTCAGATTATGGGACGTGATGATCCTCTCCGACCTCGTCGGGTCGGTGCTGAGGCTCATGACGGGAGTCTCGTCCACCGTGTGCTCAGGCAGGACCGCGATGACTCCCGCATCCGTGACGGTGTCCCGGATTCCGCAGCTCCTGCCCTCCACGAGTCCGCGTATGACCGTGAGATAGTCGGTCGTGATGCACGTGTAGAACGTCACGAGGCCGAGGTTGACTCCTTCCCCTATGTTGGGATTGAGTCCGGCGGCGCTTATGAGCTCGCGGACGATGTCGATGAGCGGCGCCTTGTCTGCGACGTAATAGCTGGCGATGATCCCGACTCCGGCATCCTCGGTCGAGAGGTATGTGCCGGACGGTCCTGCGGGGATACTGCCCTTGGCGATGACGACGGTCGTGCCGGAGATGGTGGCCAGCGACAGGGACATCGGGGTGCCGTTGTGCGTGAAGGACAGGCCCAGTACGGGCTTGGAGGATGAGGAGTCCGCGCTCCAGCTGACTCCGTCCGAGCTCCTGTAATATGTGCCCGACACGGTCGGCTGGCTGGAGCTCTTGTTCGCTCCCCAATAGCATAAGGCACCGCCCACATGTTGCGCTATCGTGACTCTGTGGGACGTGCTGACCCCGATGTACAGGGCCGAGGGGTCGGAGACAGTCACGGGGTTATCCAGGGTTATATCGAGCTCCTGGTCCTTCTTGTCCACGGTGATCGTCCTGGGGGTTGCCCCTGTCGTAGCCGTTCCGCTTCCCCCTATCTCGGCAGTCCCTGACGCTCTGAGGACGAAGGCCGAGCCCTGTGCCTCGTAGACGTACACCTTGACCGTGACCGCTACCGCGAATACAGCCGTCGTCGTTTGAGGCGTCGACGGTGTATAAGCCCTGTTGGTGGTCGAGACCTTGGTCTGGATGCGGGAGATTATGTCCCCCGCGCTGACGGAGATCCCGCCGTCGGAGGGCAGGGGGTGGATGATGATGTCGTTCTCACTTGCCGCCTGGTAGGACGTGTCCCCGCTGGCGTTGATGTTGAGCCTGTTGATGGGGACCACGTTCGTGAGGAGTCCGAGATCGACCCCCATCTCATACACCCAATCGTTCCCCGACTCCGTCCTGCTCTGCGACTTCGCATCCTGCACCTGTCCTGCGTGGGAGAGATACTGCCCCGTGGTCTGGTAGAGGTCCATCAGCCTGTCGTAGGCCGTGACGGTCACGGCGTCCCCGCTCTCGATCTGGAAGATGCGGCCTCTGAATACGAGGACGAGGTTGTCGGTATCAGCATCCCTATACTCGACGGTCAGCTCCATCCCTCTCGTGACCGCCCGGGTCTGTCCGTCGCTCCATCTCCCGAAGTCCGCCGACAGGATGTTATCCTTCCCCTTGCCGAGGGCGAACCGCACGACCGTCCTGCTCGGTGCGGATCTCGTCAGGCGGACCTCGGGTGTGCCGATGGTCGGCACGCCTTTCAATCCGTCGGCGAGGAGATATGCTCCGTCCGGCTCGAATATGGCGACCCTCCAGGGGCATTCGTTATCGGCGGGGAGCTGGATGGGGACGATGTCCACCGACTCGTCCGTGGTCGTTATCTGAGAGTGATCGAGTCCCAGCAATACAGCGGTCTGTGTTATCCTGTGGTATCCGCTCGGGAGCTGTGCGTTCCCTCTCGCTATCTTCGAGGTGGAGTCGATGAAGTGCATCCAGGGGGGGATTCCCTTCTTCCCGAGGTATCCCTGGGCACCGTCCCCGACCATGTATTCCTGGCCCACCGTCAGACTCGTGACCATCAGTACCACGTCCCGGTGTCGACCACGGTCTCGGCCTGCCTCGCCTGCTCGGTGTGCTGGACGTTGATGACCGTGCTGTTGTTCTGGGTCGCGGAGTACATGTACCCCGCCACCGCTCCGGCGGCGAGTGCCGCACCGCCGACGATGAGCGCACCCTTGGCGGGGTTCTCGGCGATGCTGGCGAACGTGCTCACGATGGCGGTGGTCTTGAGGACGGAGTTGTACGTCTGCCAGAGTGCGCTCACTCCCTTGATGAGCTCTCCGGCACCGACCACGAGCTGGATGCCCGCCGTGACCTTCTGGAGCGTCTTGTAGGTCTCCTCGTCCACCAGCCCGAGGGTGTGGATGCTGTTGGTCACGGCCGACACACCCGACTGGATGCCGTGGAGGGCGGCGAGGGTCTCCACGCTCTTGAGGATGGTCTTCTGCTGTTCGGCGGTGCACTCGGACGCGGACTGCTTGGTCGCGTCCAGCTGTTCCTCCGCCTGCTTCATCGGTCCGCTGATCCTGTCCTCGGCCTCGAATACGTACTTGACCTCTCTCTCATCTGCCATACGACTGTCCTCCTGCCATCATCCTCATCCCCGCATCCGTGTCCGGGACGTTGACCGCCCTCTCGATCATCTGGCCCATCAGCACGCCCCCTGCGGTAGCGGCGGCACCGACGGCGATTGCATACGGTCCCCACTTGGCGAGCTGGGCCGCACCCTCGGCCGCTCTCATCGTGTTGTACGCCTGCTTGGCTGCGATGAGTCCCTTGACGGCCTCTCCCATCCCGCCCACGAGCTGGAGGGCACCCGCCGCCATCTGGAGCGGACCGATGTCCACCCCTATCTGCCTCATCCCTCCGCTGATGCTGTTGAGCCGTCCGGCGAGAGACGTGAGCTCGCTCATCTCTCTCCCTCGGCGACCGTGATCTTCATGACGTGGTATGCAGTGCCCACGCTGGCGGGGTCGTAGGCGATGGTCTCGATGTACCCCTTGATGATGCACGAGCCGTTGTAGGCCAGCACCTGATAGGGGGACTGCGCCATGCGGTAGAGGTCGGCGACCATGACCGCATCGGTGTAGGGGGATGTCACCCCTCTCTGGATGCGGACCGTCATCGTGAGATAGCGGACCATGTTGCCGACCTTCCTGGCGTATGCCTTCCCGCATCCCTCGGGCTTCACGTCCATCAGGGTGGCGGACTGGTTGTAGATCCCGGAGTCATCGATGATGACCACGGCATCCTCCCCGTCGGTCAGCATCGCCATCCCCGAGCCGACCACGCCGATGAAGTGCTTGGAGGAGATCCTCACTCCGTCCAGCCGGACCTCGGCCGGTCTGAGGGATGCCCTCAGCTCCACATCTCCCCCGACCGTCAGACTGGCGGAGTTCATCGTGCCGGGACCGACCAGCTCCCCGCCCTCGCGGATGGAGAGGTCGTTGCATACGGCGGCGGTGTCCACGACGATGCGCTTGGTAATGCGGACATCGTCTTCCTCGTGGGGGACATCGTTGTAGGCGTGGGGGTTCACGCCCTCCTCGGTCACATACCATATAGTGGTGTCCGACCAGTTGCCGTCGGAGTATGTCGTCAGCGTGGTCATTTCTTGCCTCCCATGATGATGGCGACCGCCATGCCCTGTCCGAGGGTCATGTCGGCGATGTCTATGCCGAGGCCTCCCGTGGCCACCAGGGCGATGGCGAGCGGGTCGGAGACCTCCTTCTCGGGGATCTCCGGCTCGATGCACCTGTCGAGGACACGCTCCAGCTCCTCGCTCTGCTTCCGTGGGAGCTCGGCGAGTATCCTCCTGCATCCCGCCCCGTCCGTCGGGGGGACCAGGCATGCGCCTCTCAGGTCATCGAGGGGGAAGGAGGCCATCAGGGCGTTGAGCTTGTCGTTCTCCTCCTTCGTGAGGGTCGCGCCCGACTGCATCTTGGCGGTCAGGCGTCCGAGTTTGGCACGGTCCTCCACGGACAGCGATGCCGTGAGCTCGGTGTACTTGCAGTAGGTTATGCGCTTGGCGAGGTAGTCGGCCACCGTCCAGCGGTCGCGGTGCTGGTCCCAGAGCATGGTATCACGGGCTGGTTACGGCGGCCTTGCTGATTGCCGAGCACTTGAAGCGGAGGGTCTGCATCTGCTTGTCCTGGACGATTCCGTGGTGCTGGCCGTCTGCCATGGGCTGGACGGTCATTGTCAGAGATACGGGGTGCTCGATGCCGAAGGTCACGACGAGGGGGGTGGTGCCTCCGTTCTCCTCCAGGAAACCGGGGCCTCTCTCAATGATGGCGGCGAGGTCCTCCATCCAGACGTCGACCTCTGCCGTTATCTCCTGCCTGCCGAGGACGAGGGCGGTGGTGGCAGATATGGTTCTTAGTGTACCGTCGGGGTTTACTTCTCCCTTGACCCTGCCTATGTTGTTGTTGATGGATATGCGGAGCGACTGCGGGTAAATTTCGACCCCGTTGTAATAGGTGGGACCTTTCCATTGGACAGCAGGCTTGTCCTCGTAGCGATTATGTACGGGGGGGATGGTGTGGGTGGCAGGTAATGAATAGGAGGCCAGCACGCTCTCCTCAAAGCGTACTATTCCCCCGGGCTGGTCCGCTCTGATCTCGAGGCGGTCGGTCATACACCCCGAGTATGTTATCATGTCGATGTCTGTGGGTTCCGATGCGCGCGCAACCTCGAGTATGGTGTGCCTGCTCGTGGGGAGGAGGCGGTTGGTCAGGATGGCATAGTCGATTATCCTATCCCATCCTGCCAGATCCCTGGTCTCCAATGATACATTATATCCCGCTTCGAGATTCGTATATACGTATTTGGTGGGGTCGTACCTCCTGCCTTTTGCGCCCGTCCAGGTCGTGTGGGGGTTCGGGTTGTCGGTGGGGGTAAATGCCCCTCCCTCTGTCAGGTCTCCGTAATAACTGGCGTCTCCTCCCGCATGGTTGTATTGGCTCTCTGGTTTGTACCTAATGGGGAGTATGTCCCCCGCTGTTATGTGGCTCATTGTCTGATAACCTCCGCATTGATGGTCAGGACCACGTCGTATCTGGGGCGGGCCTTGCGCTCGCTCCTGACAGGCGGGTCGATGGAGAGTGTGTTGATGGTGCCGTTCCCGGTCTCGATGTGGCACGTGCGGTCCAGCTTATCCCTGATGAATCCCGCGACCCTGTCCAGCATCGTGAGGTCGTTGCCGACGATGTGGAGATCGTAGACCGGGTTGTCGTAGGCCGTGTCGTACCTCTGTCTCGGGTCGGGGAGTCCGCCGGACTCCTCCGTGAGGGCCAGCGTGACACGGTGGGAGAGCTGTGCCGGGATCATCCCCGCGAATATGGAGTCGTTGCGGATGATTCTCCCGCAATGTGCGAGTCCGCACCTCGCACGGCCGCACCATGCGGACGTGTCCGACTCCATCGGCCACTCGGTGCCGATGCCGAGCCTGGTGGCACCGCACACGGAGATCCCGCACCTCGGGGGGATGACCGAGGGGAGCACCCCGACGATGGCGTCACGGACTGCGAGGATGGCGGTCATAACTGGCACACCACCTCCAGCGTGACGTGGTAGATGTAGGTCGGCCCTCTGGGGGTCTTGACGAGCAGGTTGCCGTCCGCCAGGGGGACGGCGGTGTAGTAGTGGGTGCCGTTTATCTCGGCGGGGATCTGCGTGGTCAGGTAGTCCCTCGCACGGTTGAGGCGGTCCTTGGCCTTCCTCTGGTCGGTACTGGCGGACTCGATGCTGATGCTGTGGGTCGCCCTGCGGATGGAGGACGTGCTGTGCACTCCTCCGTTCTCCACGACCGCCAGGCACTCGGGGACCTCCGGCGGGATGTAGCGGGCGTAGACGGGTACGTCCGACTGAGCGTCCAAAAAGCCACGGAGGTCGTCCTCTATCATGTACGACCTATCTGCTGACTACCTTAAAAGCGGGAGTAGGGTGCCCGTCCCGTCTCCGGGACAGGCGGGGTTAAGGGGTTTACTCGCGGAGCTCCTTGAGGATGGCTTCCTTGGCGAGTGCCTCGGCCTCCTTCTTGGAGAATCCAGCGTCGACGAACTTGGCGATAAGCTCGTCCTTGTGGGTCATGCCAGTCGCAACAGCCTCTTCAACAGCGGCAGTAACAGCCTGAAAGGCGTCCTGCTTCCTCTTCTCCCACTCGGCGGTGCCGAGGGCCTTGAGGATGGTCATGTCGAGGAACCATGCCACGGCGATGGCGATGAAGAAGGTCGCCACGGCGTACTCCTGCCAGACGGGGTCGAGGATCTTTTCGCCGAAGAGGAGAACCCCTGCGACGGAGAGTCCTGCGGAGACGAGGACTGCGAAGGTGTCCACGATGAGGAACAGGCGGTCGAATTTCTGGACCTTCTGGAGGTCCCACTTCTCTGCCACGGTCAGGGTGCTGAGGTCGGCGGGGTCGCGTCCGCTCTGGACGATCTTGGCCCTCAGCTCATCCGCGTCGGTCTTCTGCTTCTCGAACTTGGAGATGGCGTTGAGGACCACGTAGAACAGAGCACCGAAGACGGCACACACGATCATGGCGATTGCAGATATTGATGTGAGCTCAATCATGCTATCGTACCTCATGCCGAAGCTGATCCCGATAGCACACCAGAGCAGAGGATAACCGAGGCCGTACCACCACGGGATGCACACCCTGCCGTTATGCCATTTGGGTAGAATCGACATGTGGGAGTTTACTCCGTTGATTCTTAAAAGCGGGAGTAGGGCATCGCCGAATGGAGTCTGCGGGGGTCTGCCCTCGGCTTGAGCTTGACCTTGAGGGGCTTGGGCCTGAGCATCATCTCGGCCACGCCGGAGAGCGCATCCTCCGCGTCGTCGTGCTCACTCTTGCCGTCCCTCGTGAAGAGGATTATATGCTTCCACCACTCCGGCCAGAGGTCGGCCCAATGCTCGGGCATGAGGGCGTGCTGCATCAGCCACGGCGCGGCCGTGAGGATGCGCGCCCGCTTGTTCTGAGTCTGATGGAACCAGCCGACCACGGTCTGCGCCCCCCTGTTCTTCACGAGCTCGGAGACCGCCCTGGCGAATCCCCTCCCTCCGTTGTTGCTCTCGATGGATGCCGATGCTACTCTCAATCCTCCGTAGTCCCTGGCGAGCTGGTCGGCCACCATCGGCTCGGTGTACTCCATCGGCTCCTGTGTGTAGACCACGTCGAGGATGGCCACGTCGTTGGGGGACTCCGCGAGCACGCCGAAGACGATGGAGCAGAGATAATCGCTCCCCTCGTCGGCGGTGTCGCAGTAGGCCATGACCTTCTGGAGCGCGGGGATCTCCGAGTAGGTGCGGAACCCCGTGTACAGTCTGCCCTGTACGTCGATGGGCTCCTGCTGGTAGTTGGCCATCACGATGGCCCTGTCCTGCGTGTTCAGGAGCACGCGGTAGTCCTCCTCGGAGAGGATGGACGGACAGAGCATCCCCTCGTCCGTCCTCGCACGGTAGAGGACCTCCCGCACGCCGACCCCGATGCTCCTGAAATGCTCCAGGGCTCTGCCCGCGAGGTCGCCCTCTGCCCAGCGGGTCATGATGATGACGATCTTCATGCCCTGCTCCCTTCTGGACATCAGCGTGTTGGCGAAGTAGTCCCACAATTGCGCCAGCCTGCGCTCGTTGTATGCCTCCTCCGCGTTCTTGACGAGGTCGTCGATGATGAGCAGGGACGCTCCGAAGCCCGTGACGGTTCCTCCCGGGGAGGTGGCGAGGTAGCTGTGCTCCCCGCGTCCTCCCTCCAGCCCCCATAACTTCATCGAGCCCGATCCCGGCTTGACCTTGGTGGCGGGGAACACGTCCGAGTAGACGGGGATGTCCGGCGAGGCCTTGACCTCCTGGATGGCGTTGCGGACGGTCTTGGCGAAGGTGCTGGACAGCTCCTCGTTGTACGAGGCCGTGATGACGTGCGCTCCGGGATCGTGGCCGAACACCCACTCCGTGAACAGGGATGCCGTCCGGCTCTTGCCGTGACGGGGCGGCATGCACATCACGAGGATGCGGTCGTCAGACTCGTAGAACTCCTGGAGGGTGTCGCACACATGCCGGAGGTACTCGCGGTCGTCCGTGTAGAAGTCGCCCGCCATCAGCTTGCAGTACCACCAGAGCCGTCTGCGTGCGAGCTCGCAGAAGGCCCGGCGGTGGAGCTCCTCCTCCACGGAGGTCATCCCTTCCTCCCGGTGGCCTCGTAGAGTCTGAGGAGCTCCTCGGTGTCCATCTCGGTCATGGCGTCGATGTGGACGGTCACGTCCTCCGTGGTCTCGCCCTTGAGCTTGGCGAGGTACTCGGCGGCACGTGCGTCTCCTTTCATGGCCTTGTTGTACATCGCGGCGATGACCGCTCCGTCCATCGTGAGGTTGGCCTTGGGCCTGCCTGTGCTGGGGTCTTTCGCCAGGTCGGCGGCGACCTTGGGGTCTTTTATCTTGCCCTTCTGAATCGGGAGATCCCCGAGCAGGACGGCCCATTCCCTCATGCTTCTGCGCTCGGCGTGCTTCTTGGCGGAGGCCTTGCCTCCTTTCCTTTGTATTTCCTTTGAACCGCCCTTGGGGATGGGGCGGAGGTTCTCGGGGTGGGGTTCGGGGTGCGGGTTCGCCATCACTCTCCCCCCTCGAGCCATGTGTTGAGCTCGATGGTGCAGTCCCTGCATAGCTTGTAGTGCCTCGGCTCCGACCCTCTCCATATCAGGATGGCATCTCCCCGAGGGAAGCCCTCGATACGGCGGGAGCAGTGGGGGCAATACCACACCGGGCAGTCTCCTCCGCTCATTCGTCCGACCTCCTGTTCTTGTATGGGCAGTCCGTGGGGTCTTGGTCCATCATGCAGATTATCTCCTCGCCGCGTACTCCGTCGTTAAAGGGACATTCGTCGCAGTAGCTCATTGGTCCGCCTCCTCTGCGTATATGGTCGTGAACCCTTCATCCAGCAGGACGGTGGCGGTGTTCCCGCTGTCCTCAATAATCGCGGGGTGGTAATTGCTGGTCCTGCCGAAGAGCGTATAATCCGAGCAGTAATATACGATTAGGCACGGCTGTCCGTTGACCTTGAATTTCTGCGAGACCTTCCATTTCCTGCCGACTGCGTCATAATACGCCCCGCCAACTTCGAAGCGATTCTGCCCTAATATCCCGTTCATTGTCTCATCTCCTTGTAACGCTCGCAGGACTGACATGTCTTGCTATTTCGGTCGGGGACATGGCCGTGGATGCCCTCGCTGTCGAATACAACCGCGCACTCGGGACAGCCCCTGCATCTGTGGGGGTCTGCCTGTGTCCCTGTGCCCTTGGCGGGCTTGCGGTAGACGATGAGGTAGGCATCTCCGTCTATGTCCCCTATGGCGCGGGACTCGTATCCCTCACATATCAGGCTGTGCTCCTGCTCCGAGGCTTGCTCCTCGTCGGCGTGTGCGAAGAAGGTCGCACGCTCTCCGTCGAGGACGACCGCGTAGAATCTTGTCACTCCGATCCCCTCCCTACGGGTATGGGGGGAGTCTTCTCCCACGAGTCCGTCCAGGCCTCGATGACGGTCCTGCCCTCGTAGAGTGCCTGAGTGCATGCGGGGCATACCTCTCTCATCTGCTTGTTAGGTCCGTCCATTGGGTAGTGCATCGTGATGTCTCCCCATCCTTCCGAGAGCTTGTGCTTCTGTCCCTCGTATGGTTCCGTGACCGTCTTGCCGCAGAGGTCGCATCTGACTCCTATGAGGTAGGTCATTCCTCTGCCTCCTCTATCGCTTTCTTTAATGCTTCCATTGCTTTCTTCGCCTCCTTCACGTCGAGCCATGCGCTGGCGAATGTGCCGACGTCTATGCGGATGGGGGTCTCGAGATCCCGGGGGTCTCTGTATATCGCCCATGTGTTGCCGCGGTTCATTCTCCCGCCTCCAGCCATTGCTCTCTGATTGCGTGCGCTATGTGTGCCATCAGGCTCGGAGGGACGGACATCCCGCAGAGATACTGCACGGGCTGGTCCCCGAAGTCGTAGTCCTGCGGGAATGAGGACACGTTGACCACATCCCCGTCGGACATCTTCTGCTTGTCAGCGAAGCGGGTCATATCTGACCCCGCTGTGACCGTGTTGGCCACCCTATCATCGTATAGGACCTTGTTGTTGAACATGGACTCCCTCCCGGTCATCCTCTTACTAACTTCCCCGAGATCCCTGTCGCCCATCCTGACACGGCTGGCGTAGTATTCGGTCTTGGTCCCCGGTGTGTAGGGGAGTCCCTTCTCGGTCCGCACCTTCCCGAAGGGGATGGGCGGTGTGTCGCTCTTGTCGATTCTCAATTTAGGCCACCCCATTCTGTTGGCGATGAAGAAGACTCTCTCTCTCTTGGGGGACATCGAAGTCCCTGGCATTGAGCTTGAACAGTTGCACCTCATAGCCGAGGGACTTGAACCTGGCGAGGATCTCGGAGACGTACCCCTTGGCGTTGCCTCTGAGGATGCCCTCCACGTTCTCCGCCACGACCGCCTTGGGTCTCAGCTTCCCGACCGTGTCGAGGAACACCATGAAGAGGTCGTCCAGCGTCTGCTCCGCCTGTCCTTCTCTAAAGCGTTTCTTCTTCCCCCATGCCTTCTCCCTGCTCCCCGATGTGGAGAAGGTGGAGCAGGGGGGAGAGCCGTCGAGGACATCCAGCTCCATCAGGTCGGCGGGGATCTCCCTCTGGTTGAACTCGCGGAGGTCCATGCAGAAGGTGTGCAGAGGGTGTTGGTTCTTGATGTAGACCTCCTCCACCCTCGGGTCTATCTCCACGTTGCCGAGGACTCTGAATCCCGCTCTCTTGTACCCCATCGTGGAACCTCCCCCGCAGGAGAAGGTGGAGAACACCGTGGGGGCATCCTCTCCCGGTGCGGGGAGGTCGGAGAGCCTCCACTTCCACGGATAGACCGTCACTTCTGTCCCTCCGGGTTGAACCTGAACTTGCATCTCGGACAAACACACGTGAAGCGGTCCTCTCCGTAGTCGCTGATGTCCAGCTCCTCCGTGTTCCTCTTGCTCTCGGTCTCCTCGGTGTTGAAGACGGGACTCTCGCCTCTGAATCCGAAGTCGGCCATATCGAAGTCCGCGATGCCGTCCAGCTCGAAGTCCAGCATATCGAAGTCCCACATGGCGGTCTCGGCGGTCTTGTTGTCGGCGAGCCTGTACGCCTTTGCCTGCTGGTCGGTCATGTCGGAGGCCACTATGACGGGGACTTCCTTGAGACCGAGCTTCTCCGCCGCCTTGAGCCTGGTGTGTCCGGCTATGACCACCATCTTCCTGTCCACGATGATAGGAGACCTGAATCCGAAGGCCTTGATGGACTCGGCCACTTGATCCACGGCCGCATCGTTGAATCTGGGGTTGTTCTCGTAGGGGATGAGCTCCGAGGGACTCATCATCCTTATCTCGGTGGTCATTCCGCCCACTCCCTTCTACCGTCGTGGTCATAGAACCACTTGATGTTTACGTCGTCCGGCACGTCCTCGAGGATGAGGGCTACGGTGTAGTCCCCTTCCTCCTTCATCTGGATGCCGGGGTGCGTGCCCCATTCCGGGACGGGGATGCCCTCGTCGAGCTGGGCGATTCCGACCGCCCATGTGCCGACGTAGTTGAACGCGAGGATGATTCCCTCGGTGCCGTTAGTGACCTCCGCGTAGCACGGCTTGTTGTAACAATCGCAGTCCGAATAGCTCTTGGTGCCGTCGTTGCGGAGTATGTCTATGATGGCCACATCGTCCGAGTAGCCGTAGCACAGGAGCCTCATTCCGTCCGCCTCCTGAACAGGATCTCGGTGCCGGAACCGAGGCGGAGCGTGACCCCCGCCCTGGTCTGCTTCACGTTGTCCGCACGGCCTAAGATGACCACGTTCTTCCCGCGCATGGTCGCCACGGTCTCCCTCTCGTCTATGGACCAGACGGTCCTCACTCCGTCCCGCCATGAGACAGGGCGCTCTCCTTCTATCAGCCGTTTCTCTGTGTCTGCGTTCATTTCGTCAGCCTCGAATGTGTTTTCCATGTCGTCGGTGCCCCTCCAGTAGATGCGGCGGGTCTGCCATCCGTGTCTCGGATGGTGGACCGTGTCCTCCCTCATGCTGAGGCGTCCGGCGTTGTAGTTGCGTGTGAGGAAACCTACCACGACGGTCGTGGAGATCCCTGTGAGCTCGGAGATCTCCTGCGCCGTGTACGGTCTCGGTGCCCTCTCGAGCACGTCCCCGATCATCCTGGTGCGGAGTATCCCCACCCCTGCGCTGGACAGGTAGCGGTAGCGGGGGGTCATTCCTCCCCCCTGCGGCTGTGATTCGCCACATACCTCAATACATCGGCATCGTTGCGGAGGTCGTTGGTCACGTCGTACAGGAGACTGTTTAGTGCCATGTCCGCGAGGGTGCCTGTTATCTCTCCGATTACGTCGGCGATTTCGTCTATTTGCTTAGCGCGGTCCTCCAGGAGGACTGTCTTGGTGTCAATCATCATTCATTCCCATCTCCGTGTATCTGTCCAGCGCGGTCTGTGCCTGCTCCGCCCGGGCTTCCTTCTCGAATTTGGCCTGAAGGTCCTTGACGGAGTATCTCTTCGTGAATTGTGCATTTTTATACATGGTCCCCTGGATCTCTAGGCGGTTCTCCATGTCCTCTAATTTGGCCCATAACTCGGGGTAGTATTGCCATATCTTGCGGAACTCCCCGATGGATTGGAGGGGACAGCACCAGCAGGATACACGCTTGAACCTGTCGTATAATCCACCCCAATCGAAGCCCCTGGCCTTACAATACGCTAAGCAGTCTGCCTCGGTCCAGCCCCACTCGGCGAGAGGGTGGCGGTGGTGCTCTTGAGTATTATTCGGACGGGCTAACCTCTTGGTCTCGTCGGCCGCCAGGCCGATACATTGGATGACCTCGTGCTCCTTCCGTATGGCCGAAAGATAGCGATTGATTACGTCGCGTTTCAGCCATCCTGTGCACCACCTAATCACGGGCGTGGGCCATCCGTGGCCTGTGTGGTACCCGTATTTCTTGCTGTGGACCTCGTGCTCGAACATGTACCATTCGAAGCTATGCTCCGCCCGCAGGGCGGTGTATTTGATGCCTGCGCCCTCGATGATCCTGCGCACCTTCTCGATATGCTCATACATGGCCGGGAACTCCATCCCTGTGTCCACGTTGATGACCTCATCCAGAGGCTCGCCCAGCTCTATCATGTGGAGCACCATGGCGGTGCTGTCCTTCCCGCCCGAAAAGCTGGCGACGACATAGCTCATTCGTCCACCCCCTGTAAAAATAAGTCGTGGATGCGGACCAGGCGGTGCATGCAGTCGGCACAGAGGTATATGTCCCTGCACTCTTGGGTGAGGGGGTCGTAGTCCTCCGCGAAATACGGCGCGGGAGTCGCTCCGCACCTCTGACAGTCCAGGCCGTTCATTCCGCCCACCCCCCGAGTATGGCGTCCTTCATGGCCTCCAGGTCCTCGTCCTCTATCGGGGTGTGCAGGAACATATCGAATAAATCCGCACCATAGTCCGTGAGGCTTATCTTGTAGGTGGTGCCCGAGGGATCTCTGCGGAGGATGCCCTCGGCGCACAGGCCCTCTATGGCCTCGTCGATGTCGTCCGAATATTCGCCGTAGATGTATGGGCCGTGCTCAATCAGGTCTCCATACCTCCTGATGCACTCCTTCATGATGCCCGACTTGTACATCGGCTTGCCCTTGATAGAGAGGACGGACATGACTGCGTAGTCGGCGGGGCAGTAGTCCTCGGGCTCGTCTATGAGGTCGGTCACTCCACCGCCCTCCAGAAATTGACGTGCCCCCTCCGGCCGTGTACGGAGACGGTTATCCTCCCCTCCTTGTGGAGGTTGGAGAGGTGGTGCGCGATGCGGATCTTCATGTAGCGCGTTTCGTAGGGGGTCGCACCCGGGAACAGGTCCTCCACGATCCTACGGACATCCGTGTCGGGGTGCGCCCTCACGTACTCGTATATGTCGGAGCGGTCGGGACTTCTCATTGGACCACCCAGGTCTTCTCCACGCCTGCGAGGTTCCCGCAGGTTAAGGGGTACTTCTTGGGGTTCTTGAGCATTATTTCGAGATAATCCAGGGCTCTCATCCTCGACACGCCGAGATAGGTGGCGACCTCGCCCGCCGTGCGGGGGGTCTTGAGGTAGCTCTCCAGCTTGTGTAGATTGTCTATATCTGCCTGTGTGATTGCCATTGTTATCAGTCGTCCGTTACTGGTTTGATGTCTCCCAGCCTTGCCATGCGGTGGATGGCGTCCATCGCCTCGAAGTAGTCCGTGCCGGGGAGTCTGCGGATGATCTCGCTGGCCTCCAGCGGACCTTCGTGCAGGACGTTCCAGATGCGGACCTCCAGCCTCGTCATGGACAGCCAGCGGTCGGTGGGCTGGCGGGAGTACCTTATCATGCGCGCCTCCTCCTGTACACGGACGGCCTCCTCTGGCCTCCGTGCACCGTGTCGAGCTCCACGGTCTCCATCTGGTAGAGGTAGTGCGCCACCGTGTAGGGGCTGGGGCCGTATGCCCCTCCGATGCGGTCGGAGATCTCCTTGGCCGTGAACGTGGTCCCGACGGGGATCGTCTCGACCACCCTCCGCACCTGCTCTGCTTTCGACAGGACCAACGTCAGCACCCCCATGCGTCGAGGGTGCTCTTGGACGGTGCCCTCGGTTCGTCCATGTCGTCGAGTATCTGCTCCGTGATCCTCACGAAGCACGCCACGCAGACGGCGTTGCCTGCGAACTGGTAGATGACCGTCTTGGGGTACTTTCTCTTGCCGTTCTCCTGTGCCTTGACGAGGGTGTCGGCTTCTTCCGCACTGAACCCCTGGAGCATCATGCACTCCTTCTCCGTGAGCTTCCTCACGGTCTGACCTTTCTCACTCATAACTATCGCTCCCGTACTCCCCCCCCGTCTGTGTGGATGGTCGGGGATTTTCCCTTCTGGACGCGTCCGCGTGCCCTGCCTAAGAAGTTTAGAACAATACCATCCCCGGGCTCTCCCTCGAGCCAGCCCTGAGCTGTCGCGTTGATGATTTTCATTTAGTCCCCTCCACCAATACGAGGGGCGGCTTGCTGTGACTGCATTGGGTCGTCAGAGTCGGGCAGATTCCCCCTCTGAGGTAGACCCTGTTCTGGTTGTTGTACTCGGGCCAGGTCGGGATCTCGATGTAGGTCTCCTTGGGAACGACCACCTTGATGGGGTCTCTGCCCTGACTGGCCCATTGTGTCGGACAGAGTCCGACGGGATCGTAGACTCTCAGAGTCATATTGCACCCGCCCTCGTGGAGTCTTCCCCTTACGATTATTCTGGGCTCGTCCTTCCCGACGGCCACCAGAGGCGGGGGACTTTTCGCTCCCCAATTGGCCAGCACCGTGGGGGCTGTGCCCTTGGGGGAGAGAACCCAATCTCTACGGGCATAGGTGCTCCGGCCCTCGATATGTCCAGCCATCATGACCTTGGGCGTGGAGCTAACGAGGACCTTGGGCTCTGTGTTGCCACCGCTCGCCGCCCGGATTGTGGGGCAGATCCCAGAGGGGGAATAGACCCTCCTGTTGATGTCATGGTCATCGATGTCCAGCATAGCGGCGAGTATCAGCTTGTCCGTCATCTTATCACATAGTTGTCCGTCTTCCGCCCTCCTGCCCGGGAGGTAATTGTCTTGGCAATCCCCCCCCCGTCGGTCGGGCAGAATCGGTAGTTGTTGCCGTTGGCCTCCTCCTTCTCGTTCGAGAGGACCAGACCCTCCAGCCTTTTCGCGGAGAGATAATACTCGGGTGCCACAGGCTCCGGCTCCATGAAGTCCCCCATGCACTTGGTCAGGGGGATGGGCTTGGGGAGCTTGGGTGCGGGTGCCCCGAGCTTGCTGATGACATATACCCTCTGTCTTGACTGTGGGATTCCGCACTCCGAGGCGTAGAGCTTGCCCCATTCGTGCTGGTATCCGAGGGCGGACAACTCGCCGAGTAGCTCGTCGAAGTTGGCCTTGAAAGTCTTGGAGACCATCATGGGGACCTCCTCCATGACGAGGTAGCGGGGTCTCTCTCTCTCTCAGGTGTGGCTGACAGGATACGGGGGACCTCGAATGCCAGGGAGGATCTCGTGCCACTCCCTTTCGAGTTACCCGCCATCTTCCCCGCATTGCTGATGTCCTGGCACGGAGGTGTCCAGTAGAGAAGGTCAACGGCGAGATCCCCGCCGATGTCGTGGACCTTCGTGATGTCCCCGAGGTTCGGGATCTTCCCGTGGAGATCGTCCGAGGCCTCGGCGGTCCTCTGGTCCCATTCGCATTGGAACACGTAGACGAAGTCGGCACGGTCGGACAGCCTCTTGCACGCGCTGATGTGCGACCCGATGCCGGAGAAGAATCCTCCGACCCTTACGGTCCTCATTCCTCTCCCCCCATGTGCCTGTCGATTGTCTCCACCGCCCCCCGGAGCAGGACGGCGACGGTCATGCCGTAGGGGGTCAGGGAGAGGAACTTCTCATTGTGCTTGTGCTTGGGAGCGTCAATCTCCACCAGTCCGAGATCCTCCAGCTCGTGGATGCGGTTGTAGCGGGTGTGATTGCCCGTATATACCACATCTACCAGCCGCGTGGTCTCGCCCTTGATGTCCCTCGCGTAGATCATGAGCAGGAGGTCTATGATGTGGTTGCGTTCCAACAGCTCGATGCCCGGGGACTGCCTCATTCCTCCGGCCTCCTCGGTTCCCTGATGGGATAGTAGACCTCCATCCCGCTCGCCAGGAGGATATGGAGATAGGCGTGTCTCGGGATGAGGGAGTGCTCTATGTCCACTTCCTCGACGTTGCCGAGGCTCTGGCGCCCGTGGAGGAGGCGGTAGTGGGCCGACTGGCGGACGATATACCACCCTGCGGTTATCCTCTGAGTCCAGCCCTCGTGGTGGATGCCTGTGTCCTCGTGCATGGTGCGGACGATGAGCTCCGCGAGGGGGCGGGGGACGGATGCGGACTTCATGCGGGCACCATCCTTTCAATACTGCGGATAGCTTCGGGGATCTTGGCGAGGGCCACGTCTCTGGGGCTCTCGCAGATCCTCATGACGCTGATCCACTCATCCATCTCGTGCTCCGCCCTACGGAGGAGAGCCGTCTGGCACGCCTGCCGGAAACGGAGTATGGCGAGGACTATCCTCTCCTTGTCCTCGGCCCACGTGGACTCGGACATGCCGAGGAGGAGGTTCCTGATCTCGTCCAGCATCTCGCGGGGGGTCACGAGGTGCACCTCCTGTACACGCCGACGTCATACGTTCCGCAGCTCCGTGCGTACTGGTAGGGCACGGAGAGACTCCCCACGCGCTCGATCCAGCCGAGGCGGTCGCACAGACGGAAAATCTCCATCTGCGTGAGTCCCGTGGCCTCCGACGCCTGGCGGAGAGTGAAGTCGCCGGGATCTCCCTCGAGCCACTCCCTCACGAGCTGGTGCTTGTTCTTCATTGGGCCGCCTCCTTGATGGGCTCGTAGTATCTGCACTCCGAGGGCTCGGTCAGCTCCAGGAACCTGGAGCAGACGACCCTCCCGCCCTCCTTGACGGCGAGGCACCGCTTGCAGGTCCGGCAGGAGGTCATTGCTCCCACCTCCTGTTCCATGCGGTAACGGCGAGCTCCCTGGTGCCCCTCTCGCCTGTCTGTGCCCCGCACCAGGTGCAATGTACGAGCCAGCTGCCCTCGTCCTCGCGGTGGATCGTGATGGGGTCGGGAGTCCCGCAGAAGGGGCAGAGCTTGAGCTCGCTCATGCGCTGACCCTCCTGTGTGTTGCGGTGTAGAACATGATGGCCTGCGAGCGGGTCACTCCGCTCGTCAGGACGCTGTCGCAGGAGGGACAGTTGCAGGTCCACCCCATGGGGGTGGCGTGCAGGGTGTAGCCGTCCGCTCCACATACGGGGCAGGGTTTCCACTCGGTCATTCTGCCACCACCATGTGCGCGTGGATCTCCGCGCGGACGTGGTTGGCTCTCCACTTCTTGGCGTAGCGGACGGCCTCCTCCTCGGTGTCGAAGTTCTTGGACCACTCGTGGCCGATGTGCTCGTCGTCCCCGGGCTCGTAGCACATGACGGTCCAGCCGCTCTGGACCGTCTCGGGCTCGGCCTCCTCGTCCTGGTCGAAGCGGATGTAAGAGCGGTCCCTCCCGCATTGGGGGCATCTGCCCTCGACCTTCACACCGAGGGCCACCCTGGAGAGGTGGACGGGGTACTCTCCCCCGCAGTCGGGACATATTGCGAGGGAGCTCACTCCGACCCCTCCTTGAGCTTGGTCAGGGTGTAGGTCTTGGAACCTGTGCCGGGCTCGGTGCAGTCCGCGATGACCTGCTCGGGATTGGTGTGGCCGGAGAGCTTGAGATACTTGGCGAGGTCGGTCTTGGTTAACTTCACTTCCCTGCTCATGGGGTACCATTCACAGTAGCCGTCGAAGGCGTCGGGGTGGGTGGCGGCGAGCTTCGCCTCGGAGATCCCGGAGGCGGGGGCCTTCTCCGTGAAGCGGTACCCGCCGTACACCTTGATGCCTCCGGCGAGGGCCTGCTTGATTGCCTCGTCCCTCTTGGCCGTGAGGATCTCCATCTCGGTCTTGAGCTGGTCGATCCTGTTCTGGAGACGGACGGCCTCCTCCTGGGGAGGGAGGGAGGACTGCTCCGCCGGAGAGTCGGACAGGAGCCTCATTCCATCGCCCTCCCTGCCTCGATGACCGCCTTGTATGCGGCCTTGACCTCTTCGTCCGTCCAGCTGTCGATGTCGTCGCCGTACTTCTTGGCCTGCTCCTTGACGATGGGGCGCATGGCGGCCGTGTTGTTCATCTTGCAGATGGTGTCGACCATGACCTCCCTGGGGCGGTCGGTCGAGGCCTCGGCCTTGGGTGCGGGCTTCTTGGGAGCTCCGCCGAAGAACGGGTCGTTTTTGACCCTCTGCTCGGCGGCCTTCTTCTGCGCCTCGCGCTCGGCCTTGACCTCGTCCTCGGTGTTGTCGGTGTCGTCCTTGGAGCTCTCCGAGATGTTGAACTCCTCCTTGTAGAAGGCCTTGAGGATGGCGGTGCTGAGCTTGTTGAGGGTCTTGTCGGAGTTGTCCTTGGCCTCTCCGTCGTAGGTCTGGGGTTCGGACCTGTCGGCGGGATCGTCGACATTTACCCATTGGAAGGTCCTGCGGCCGCAGAGGTGGAACCACTTGGAGGTGCTGTACCCGTTGGACGAGTCCCACGGCTCGCGCATCTGCTCCCACTCGATGGGACCGCGCAGGAGGTAGAGTCCCGCCTTGTTCATCGCGTCCTCCACGATGGGCTTCATCTGGTCCACGGGGAGGTAGGCGAACTTGAGACCCTCTCCCTTGATCTTGGTAAAGGTGGCCTCGGAGACCAGCATCTTCATCTCGGAGATCCTCTGGTAGACGTTGCGTCCGGGTTCGATGGGCTTGGCTGCGACCATCAGGCCACCTCCTCGGTATGTGTGTGTATATGTGTATATACACCCCCCTCGCGGCGGTTGACCTCGGCCGCGAGCTTCTCGATGCTGACGAGGATGAGGGTCGTGAGCGGTCCGGTGTAGACGTTCCACTCGGCATAGCGGGCCTGAGCCCACAGGGTGCGGAGGGCATCCTTGGAGGATGCGACGCCGTGACCGCGCATGCAGTCGTAAAATCTCTCCCTCGTCAGACGGTAGGGGGTGTTCTGGTTTCTGATGTCCTCGTAGAGGGCATCGCGCGCTGTCTCAAACTTAATTCTGCTGGGCATTGTGTCATACTCCAGCAGGACATCCAGAAGGGGGTGCTACATTTTGGGCAAAATGTAACCGCCTCGTCATTAGGTCCTGCTGAGTATGTATCTCCCTATCTGATATATATAAACTCTCATAGATAGCGGTTCGCCAGGGAATTGATGGTGCTCTTCTTCTTGCGCTCGTCGGGTCTGATGTAGCACTCCAGAGTGACCCGGGGATCTGCGTGGCGCATCAGCCTCCTCGTGAGGTCGATGTCGCCGTCGGAGATCTCGTACACCGAGGTCCCGAAGAAACGCCGGAGGGAGTGGGTCGTGAGGGTCACTCCCGTCCTCCTTCCGAGGCGGGCAATCATCCGCGAGACGTTCTCCGCCATGAACGTCCTCTTGCTGAGGCCTCCGTGCTGTTTGCCGTCCGGGATTATCACGAGGTAATCATCCGTCGCGGTCTGCGTCCTCCGCCAGTCGAGGTAGCGGTCGATCTCCTCCCGCACCCCATCCGGCATCGGCTGGGGAGCGACCAGCCCGCTCGCTCCGTGCCCCTTGCCGTGGATGATGATGTCGCTCTCCCTGATGTCCCCGAGCCTGATGTCGAGCATCTCCTGCCTCCTCAGTCCCATCATCCCGCCGAGGACGAGGATGATCCTCTCCCACGGTTTCGCGGCCCTCAGCAGGCGGGTGTATTCTGTGCCGTCGATGAAGAGCCTGCGCTTCTCCAGCTGGCGGTTCCAGAGTATGTCCATCGTGGCCATCACGGACCGCCCGGTCTCGTGCTGGATGTACCTATCCAGCATCTGCATCTTGCTCCTGACGGTCGGCTCCGATCCCGACAGGACTCCCAGCAGATGCCGGAACTCGGCCTCGCCGATGTCCTCGGGTTCCGTCGGCATCCCTGCCTTCTCCAGCTCTCTGAGGCATTGGCCTATCTTGACCTCATAGTCCTCCAGAGTGAGCGGTCTGCGTCCGTGCGCTTTCTGATTCTCGATGTATTGGTGTAACCTTGGGTTCATTCCGTTGTCCTCCGTTTCGGACGGAGGGCCTGCCGTGGGGGGTGTATATACATATACACACACATACACACATGGCGGGTCTGCAAAACCCTCATATAAATACGGCTGAGTAGATATTCAGCTAAGAGGGTTCCTGGGTCCTGCTGATTCGGACCCTCTCACGTCCTGATCCCATCCAGATTAAGGCGTTTTCTGGCGGGCGGGTGTGTCCCCGCCCTCCTCCTCCGTTTTCACAGCTCGTTCCTGTACTCCTCCACCTCCTTCCCGAAGACCTCGGCGAGCATCCTGCGGACTTCCGGCTCTCCGTATTCCTCGAGGAGATCCCCGAGCTCGTCGCTGTCGATGGCCCAGCGGTAGAACTCCTCGGGGTCTGCGAGCTCCTCGTCCGACCAGTCGGACAGAGCACGCTGGCCGAACATGGCGGCCCTGAGCGTGTCGTATTCCTCGGGGGTCATTCCTCCACCTCCCATCCGAGGTCCTTGCGGAGGGCCAGGAGCAGGTCCTCCTTGGGGACCTTGGCCGTTATCTCGGTGGAGTCGTCGTCCTTGATGTTGATGATGATCTCGGAGTTGAAGCGCTCCTCCTTCATGAAGACGGTGGCGGTCATTCGTCTGCCTCCTTGTGGCTGTTGTTGTTGGCGATGATCTCGGCCATGACCTCCTTCTGGGCGCACTCGCAGTCGAAGATGAGCTCCTCGATGTCGTCGACGATCCCGGAGAAGCGGGGCTCGTAGCTGATGAGTCCCTTGGCCTTGATGATTGCGTTCATGGCCTCGCGGAGATAGATGTGAGCTCCGTAGAGGTTGGTCTGGGTCGCGTGTTCTTCCTGTGTCCAGTCTTTCGCTGTCATTTCTTGTTGTCTCCTTGTGCGGTCTCCCGCTCTTGTTACTACTCCATCAGCATCGTAGTATATAATAGTGTTGCTATTTCAGATACAATAAACCAACAAAATACACCGAGAAAACCCCATTTTAGCGTATAATTATTTATACGCTTAATCCGTGGGGTAATTATGGACATCAAAACCATGCTTGCGTGCGGCGAGCTCCTTCTCGCCATCGGGGACGAGCCCGGACGGACCGTCCGGCACTATATCACGGTCGGCGAGAACCGCTCCGTCAATTCCACCGCCCTCAAAAAGCTGGAGCTCCTGCGCTCCGAGGGGTATCTTCTCGATTCGCCGGGATCGTGGCGCGGGAGGCCCACCGTCCTCCTGTCCCTCTCTGCGACAGGGCAGGGGGCCTATGGTCTCCTGCGTGCTCTCCGGGAGCTGGTATCGTGACCGCCTGTCCCGATTGCGGGGAGCCCCGCCCCGTCGCCGAGTTCATCCACGGCGGTGTGCGCATGCTGTGCCCCTCCTGCGGGTACTTCGGCCCCGTGTGCCCCACCATCCAGGAGGCGGTTGCCGATTGGGATAACATGCGGGTGCGTTCCTGCGGAGGGGGAGCATGACCGCCTCCTCGGAGTATGTACCTATGGATTGCGATGAAGGTAGGATATGCCCTCGGTGCGGTAAAATAATGATACTGTGCGAGGACGAGAGGACCTATTATCAATTTTGGGAATGTGACGGATGCGGACATAAGGAGGAGGATTAAATGACCGCCTCGTGTCCCTTCTGCGGTGCCACGCCCCATGTCGAGCAGTCCCGCGCCTGCTATCGCGTCCGTTGCTCCTGCGGGTACTTCAGCAGCTCCGCCCCCTCGGAGGATGTTGCGAGGCGTGCGTGGGACGATCTCGTCAGAGCCCTGGAAAGGGCCAGGGCCTCCCTCAAACCGTGCCCCTTCTGCGGGTGCTCCGTGTCCCTGGACCTTAGCGTATATGGGGGCGGCGGTGGCGAGGATCTCTATCAGATAGTCCATCCCGAGAACGATTGCATCCTGTCGGAGGTCGTGTCCTGGTCGTCCACACTGGACGAGGTCGTGTCTGCATGGAACTCTCGCGTGAAGGAGGGGAAGAATTGACCCTCCTCTCGGTCCTCGAGGCCCTCGTCGGGGTGGCCGTGTTCCTCGGTGCCTGCGTGCTGTTCGCGTGGGTCTCGCTCGATAAATGAAGGGTGCCCGCCGCTCGGCGTTGAACCGAGAGGCGCACGGGATTGGGCTTGTGCGCCCCGTCGGCGGGTTAAAAGGTGCTGGGCTATGCCCCAGCGTGTTTAATCGGTTTCTGCCTGGGTTTCGGGCTGTTCCTCGGGCACCTGGTGCTCCTGCTCCCAGAGCTGGAGCTGGCGGACCAGCTCCTGCCTCTGGAGGTCGAGCTGTGCGATTGCCCCCACGATGCGGGAGTAGTCCTGCATGGCCTCGGTGTCTGCGGTGTATCTCATTCTTGGGCCTCCTCGGGGGGTTGATAATCTTCTATGAGCGTGTAGCCGTCGCCGTCTGGCCTCGGGGTTGTCAGCCAATTAAGATGCTCTTGTATCCATTGATCCCAGGGTTCGGGGATAACTTCGTTACCGCGTACTAATGCCTTCATTGGTCACCACTTCCTAAAAGTATCCATTTGTTAGAACCGTCGGCGTTTCTTACTCCGATGTATAGGTTCGTGCCATTGTCTACTCTTCTCTGTATCATTAGGGCTCCTAAGCGATAATTGTTAACATCATCGAATTGGAAGAAGGTAATATTTTGTACGTTAGAGATAGGATTGTTTAAATTTACGCTCGTCTGCGTGAAGACATGAATAGGAGCGGTTCCTCCTTGCCTCTGTTCTTTATTTCCTCTGTAAATTTCATCTCCGTTTGTATGGAAAAGATTATTCGGAGCATTAGTACCTGTCTGACTCACCCAATTGGCAGTAACAAGACTTTTATCCGTCGCACCGCTCGCGGGGTCGTTGGCCTGGAGCCTGCCGTTGGCGTCTCTTATCGGGATCGTGGAGGCGGTCGTGCCGTTAATCACAGCGACCTCGCTCTGGGTGGCTCCGTTGTGCGTGTATGCGTGCAGTCCCGTGGTGCTCAATGTGTCGAGCTTGGTCGCCAGGGCTGTGCTGTCCGCCTTGCTCGCCAGCAGGGTGTCGGTCTCGGTCTTGGTGTACCTGTCCGCCACCGCGCTCTCCAATGTATCTACCCTGGCGGTCACGGCCTGCACCGCCGTGGTGCTGGCCTTCTCGTTTAATGCGATCTGGGTCGCGATGCTCACGGGCTTGTCGAGGTCGGCGGTGTTGTCCACGTTGCCGAGGCCCACCTGCGCCTTCGTGACCTCGTGCGGGTTCTGCTTGTCGGCCACATGGGTGGCGATTGCCTGCGCGTTGGCCTGCTCCGCCTGCCTGGCCCTCGCGGTCTCCGCCCCTATGTCTGCACCGAGCTCGGTGTCTGCGGATTCCCTCGCGGTGGCCTCGGCTGTGATCCTGTTACCCAGGGCGGTGTCCGCCTGGTTGCGGGCCGAGGCCTCCGCAGTTATGCGGGAGGCCAGGTCCTGCTCCTGGGCGGTGGCCCTGGCGGTCTCGTCTGCCAGGTCCTGCGCCAGCTCGCCCTCGGCCTCGGTGGCGCGTGCTATCTCCTGCTGGAGGAGAGCCTTGGTCTCGTCATCTATGTCCTTGGTCCATTCGGTGCCGTCCCACCTGTAAAAGGTGGAGTCGGCGGTGCAATAGACCACTTTATGGTATGCGACAGAGGGGTCGGCGGTGGGGACCGCGTCCACCTCCTCGAACCCATCAGCGAAGTGGTGGGCGGTCTGCATCTGGTTTAAGCGTTCTGCATTGATTAGAGTGCCCTGCTGGCTGGTCGTCTCGTCCTGCCAGGCGACAGGCGTGTATTGCTGTGTCATTGTTCGGCCTCCTTGATGTCGGCCTCGATGATGTCCCTCACGAGGAGCGGGATCTCGGCCGCGAATGGAATTGAAATGAAGTGGTCCCGGGCATTCGGCTGGGAGTGACGGTGCGGATAGTCATGCTGGTAGACTGCATAGGACAGACGGTTCTCCACCGTCAGCCTCGTCACACCGTAGAAACCGTCGATACGGTATTCCGTCGCCCTTCTCAGGAAACCCTTGTCGACAGGAGTGATGGATGCGGCCTTGGCCTCGATCTTGGCACCGTGGCGCATCATGTAATGCTCGATGATGTGAGGGTGCTCCCTCGCCATCCGGCGGAGGGATTCCGCAGCCTTGCCGAGCTGGTCGACAGTTATGTCGGTCATAAGATCCTCACGACCTTGTGCGTGGTCCTCGCCCATTGGTCGGTGGCCGTGACCACTTCTCTGATGACCGCTCCCTGCTCGTAAGGCGCGGGGAGGTCTATCATGTCATGCGCCTGCACGGGGCAGTCGGCGGGGACGACCGTCTCCACGGCCGTGTTCGTGATGATGTCCCCTGTGGGGCTCAGCTGCCGGACGGTCCTGATGGCGAGCCTGCACGGATACTCCACCCCGTCGTGATAGACAGGCTGGCCGGAGGGGTCTGAACCTCCGTAGCGGTACACGGTGCAGGTCTGGTGCAGGCTGTTCCCGATGATGGACGCGAGGGGACTGGTCAGCGCCATCTGCCCACCTTCCCGGAGCGGATGTGCTTGACAGCCCCGCCCCTGGCGAAGGCGAGGGCCTTGATCTGTTCCACCGCCGAGCTCTTGGCCAGCTCGCACATGCTGTGCACGTCGGTGGCCATCGAGATGTCCGGCAGGGACAGGCTGGAGGGCTTGACGCCCTTGAGGTCCAGGTACTGGCGCAGGAAGAAGATGGTCATGAGCGCCACGGCGGAGTCGGGTGCGGATACTCCGTACCCGGTCGCCCTGGTGTCGCACCAGTCCTGCGCCAGCTGGAGGTGTACTGCGAGATCCTCGTCGGGGACAACGTCCGAGCCGAGGCCTGACAGCGCGCGGACGGTCTGGAGGGAGGTCACGGTCTGACCCCCTTGTGTCCGGGACCGTCCAGAGGAGTGAATCTCTGCTCGCCCCCATCCCAGGACGGGCAGTCCATCCATCCGCGAGCCTGGTTGTCGTATGCTCCCGTTCCCACGGAGGCGGGCACGTCCAGCCATTGGAGCTGGTGCTCGCTGACGCGGTTGCGGTTGATGAAGGCGGTATCGAGGGTACGCTGATACTCGCGCATCACGACCTTCGCGTTGGTGTGGGTGTTCAGGATCATGTTCTCACGGACGGATGGTTGGGGGATCTCCGTCCCCCGGCGGTGTTCAGCTGTTGACGACCTTGATGCAGGCGCCCTTGTTGTCCTGCATCTTGGCTTCGACGGGTGCGACTACGCAGAACCTGCTCACGACGGTGGGCTGTTCGGCGTACTTGGTCACGTTGTCGAACTCTCCGAGGGTCATGTCCTCCCTCATGATGATGTGGGGCGCGTGGGTCTTGTCGACCACGATGGCTCCGACGTTGCCGGAGGTTCCCCAATCGAGGCCGGATGCTCCAGAGACCCCGAGGTCCATTCCTGCGAAGCGGAGGAGGGAGGCGTACTCGCCGACCTCCTGTGCCCTGTCGTTGTATGCGGGGACAGCCATGGAGTTGAGGGCGTGCGCCTCAAACATAGGAGCGAGGAGTGCTCCGGTCGCGCGGAAGCCGTTTTTGCCAATCTGTCCGCGTGCGAGGTTGAGACCCTTGAGGGCGTCGGCGGTGGCGGCGCTGGTGTTGGTTCCGTATGCGTTGGCGAGGCAGACATCGACTGCCTTCTGCTCGAGGGCGATCTCCATAGTCGCTCCCATCTCACGGATGGCGGCGGTCTTCACGTCGACGGATGCGTCGCGGAGGAGACCCTTGTCGAGGGTGCACATGACCTTGTACTCATCGGGGACGGCGTTGACCTTTCCGATGCCCTGGGCGAGGTCGACTGCGTCTGCGTTAGGTGCGATGGTCTTGGCTCCCTTCCTTGCAGTGAAGAAGGGGATCTGCTCGGAGCCTCCGTTGATTCTCCAGACCTCCAGGATGTTCCTCGCGGAGGTGTAGGGCATAGCTCCCTCCATGATGGTGTCGGCGACCAGGATGTCGACGACTCCGCTTCCCTTGATGGTGGATCCCGCAGGGCCGGAGGGGGAGAGGAAGTCCGCCTTGGTGTAGGTGCTGAACTCGAGAGCTCCGCGCTTGTTGGCCTTGAGTCCGACCATCCTGTCGGGCATGAATTTCATGAGGTTCTCGACTTCCTCCTTGGTAAAATCGAGGTTTCCGTTGTCCACGGACATGATAGTCTTGAGGAGCTGGCTGGGGCTCGCCTTGGCGTACATGCCGACGGGGATGACGTTTCCTGCGAAGTCACAGGCCTTGCTGACGTATTTTCCGTTTTCCATTTTCATAGCCTCCTTATGCAGTGAATACTCCGAGGGCGACCAGGCCGGTAGCTCCTCCTGCGATGGGCTCCAGAGCGATTCCGAGAGCGGTGCCGGTGCTGTGGGCGGTCACTCCGCCGAGAGCTCCTGCGGTAACTGCGGCACCTGCGGTAATTGCGGTGGCTCCGTCTGCGTTGGCACACCTTGCCACTCCGACGACCCTGATGGCTCCCTCGGTTCCGGCGGGGATGTCGTAGAGTGCGACTCCGATGATTTTCTGGGTGGATGC